TTCATACAGAAAGGGAAGTTCAGTATGAGTTTATTCGGTTAGTAACTAACCAGCCCCTTTGCATCTTCCCTGCACTGGGGCTTTTTTTTAATCCTATGAGCAAATTAATGTACAAAGACAAATCATTTGAATTGAATGAGTTTGGCCAGCCTAGATTCCCAGGAGTATATCTAGTGACTGTTTTTAATCCTGACACCAAAAAAGAAAGAATCCTTTATATAGGATCATCCAAAAACATTCATAAAAGGACACACAGGGCTGGTCATCCATACTATGAGGCATTTAACAGGCTGAGTAAATACTATGTCTGCCTAAGGACATACAACACAAATCAATACATAGATCTAGAAAAGGAAATGATTGAACACTACAGACCTATTTTAAATAAAAATTTAAAACCTATGATAAATGCCTAAAAGATTTACAGATACAGAGAAATGGAAAAAGCCATTCATAAGAGGCTTGCAAGCCCCTTACAAGCTGCTTTGGTTGTACATCTGTGATGACTGTGACCATGCAGGAATTTGGCAGGTAGACATGGATGTTGCACAGATCAGAGTTGGTGAAAATTTAGATGAGCAAAAAGCACTGCAATTTTTTGGTGATAAGGTGATCCCTATTGATGGTGGATCAAAATGGTTTATACCATCATTTGTTGAATTTCAATATCCATCAGGGCTGAGTATAAATAACAAAGCACATATCGGAATCATAAAAATTTTGGAAAAATACCAAAATGAAATTGATGCTAGTAAGCCCCTTGCAAGCCCCTTACATGGGGCTAAGGATATGGATAAGGATAAGGATATGGTAATGGATAAGGAAATGGATAAGGATAAGGTAAAGACCGAAAAGCCAAAAGTTGAGATCACAATGCCCTGGACATCTGCAAAATTCATAAACTACTGGGCAACCTGGAAAGACTACAAATCCCAGGATCACAAATTCAAGTTTAAGTCAGCTGGATCAGAGCAAGCCAGTTTGAATGAACTGGTGAAACTATCAGCAGGCCATGAGGATGTTGCCATCCAAATCATTATGCAATCAATGGCAAAAGGATGGAAAGGATTTTTTGAATTAAAAACTGAAAACAATGCAACTACAAAAACAAACCAGGCAAGATCTAGCCATATCACAGACCAACAACTACACGAGGCATTTACTAAACGCTTTGGCAGTAGGTAGCACAGGCCAGGTATTCAATGAGATGTGCAGGTGGAAAGATAAGGGAGAGCCACTGCCTATGATGGTGATCCAACAGATCCCAGTAAAGGACAGGCTGCCTGGCCTAGTCAACACATACGGCATGGACAAAGTATCTGCCATACTAGCCAAAGCTATTAACAGGGCTTTGTCAAATTTCAACCTGAGGGTAGGCATGAATGCAGATCAGGTGATGGAATTGTCACTACAGCTGATTGATTCAGCCAATGAGGATCAGCTGGCATTTGAGGACATCATGCTATTCCTGGATGGTATGATCAAAGCAAAGTATGGCAAAGTCTATGACCGTATGGACATCCCAACATTCTTTGAGATGCTGGAGCAATACAGGGATGAAAGGCACAGGCAGTATGTAAGATTCAAAGATGAACAGAATGCACAATTCAAATCCAGTGGTGATTCAAGCAGATCCAGTGATGATGTGACCAGTGAAAAAGAACAGTTCAGAAATGCCATGAAATCCTACATGCAGGAAACAGCAAAAAAAAGTTAGTAAAATATTTTGTACTATCAGAAAACAGAAACATATTAGCCCTATCCTATGAAAGAATTGACAGTATCACATATCACAAACACTGCCATCAAGATCCTGGAATCCAGGATGTGCTTTGTATGGAGGCAGAACAATCTAGCTGTCAGAGGCCGAACATTCACAGGCCTGAAAGGTGTACCTGACATCATAGGATTCCACAAATTTACTGGTGTGGCTGTTTATTGTGAAGTCAAAACAGTCAATGACAGAATGAGCCAGGATCAAATAAATTTCATGAACAGAGCAAAAACATCAGGATGCCAATGCCTGATTGCAACAGAGGAAAATGGAATGGTGTGCATCAAAGAATGGACAAACCCAACCCTATGAAAAAAGATACCATCATCACACAGATGTACCAGGATAAGGACATCAACCAAGCCATCAGTAAGATGCAGCCTGTAGAATTACAGGATGATCTAAGACAGGAAATTTTCCTGGTATTGTGTGAGATGGATTCAGAGAGACTGTGTGGCATGTGGACTAGTGGCTATCTAAAATATTTTATTGTCAGGACAATGTTGAACATGGCAAAGAGTGACCGATCTACATTTTTCAACATGTTCAGAAAGTCATTTGGTGAGTATTGTGACAACTATGAGACAGCAGATGACCAGTCAGATGTGCATGAGGAAATGGACAGCAAGCTGAAAAAGTCAATGGGTGAACTGCACTGGTATGAAAAAAACATATTTGAGGACTATGCTGAAAATGGAAAGAACATTTTAAAACTAAGCAGAGACACACAAATCCCCTACAGATCCCTATTTAAAACTGTAACGAAGGTTAAAAAGAAACTTTCAAAAGCACTAAGAAAAGAGGATATGACACAGAAAAAATTGATAGGGAATTTTATTCATGCAGGCCTAGATGTGATGATTGACATCAATAAGGAAACCGACATGGACACATTGATTGACATCATTGATGAGGTAAATGAATTTATCAGGGAAAAGGTTGAGGGCAGACTGAAAGATGATGTGTGCATCAAACAAATTGGAGGCCTTAAAATTAAAAAAGTAATATGATCAATCTACTATTAAACATCCTGGCATCAGCACTATTCAGCTACTATTTTATTGAAATGGGCAGATTCCCATTGAAATGGAAAATGAATTTCAAGCCGTTCAACTGCCTGGTGTGTCTACCTGCATGGGTGGCACTGGCACTGTACATGTTGCCAATAGAGGCCACAGAGATCATCATTGTCATGTTTGCATCAGCAATCCTGGCAGTATTATTTAAAACATTAATGAACAAAGCATATGAATCAGGATCACATTGATTTTATTGAAAAGCACAAAATAAATTTTGAGACAGTTAAACTGGGCTACACCAGGCAGATCCCTATGGATGTCCTGCAAATGTATGAACACATTTACCATCAGTATTTAGATCCACAGTATGTGCTGACCTACTGGTGTGGTGGCTGTGTGTTTGACATGATGAAAAGGCTGATGCACTACTATGAGACAAATGTGGTAAATGCACAACCAGTTGTGCAACCTGTTCAGGAAACTGCACAAATTGATGTGCAGCCTAAAGCAAAGAAAACACGAAAGAAATAAAACCTACCTACTATGATCACCACAATCTATTGGATTTGCATTGCAGCTGTCATGACAGCATTTGCACTGGCTGGGATCTATGACTTACTGGTGCAAATTAAAAAGCTGAAATGAGAATACTAGTCATCACACAACAGAACAGTGGGGTGGGCTATCACAGACTGATGATGCCCATTTACTACATGAAAAAGGAATTTGCATTCTTTACAGACACCATCAATGATGAGATCCTTTCTGAGAAATATGACATTGTGGTTGTCAATAGGTACATCCCTACCTGTCACATTGATGACCTAAAAGCCTACAGGGAAAAGTATGGATTTAAACTGATCCTGGACATTGATGACTATTGGCATCTTGATCCCTGGCACATCCTGTATGGTCAATATGATGCAGAGCCTATCATTGAACATATTAAGGCAGCTGACCTGGTTACCTGCACAAACATGGGATTGAGGTATCACATCAGTAAGTACAATGAGAATGTGCATGTAGTACCAAATGCCCTACCATACGGCAAAGATCAGTTCACTGATGTACACACACCAGGTGACAGGATCAGGGTAGTGTATACAGGATCAATCACCCATCAAAAGGATGTGGCACTATTGGGCAACCCATTCAAAAGGGTGCTGTCAGATAAGCACCTGGTCAATCAGCTGCATTTCACATTGTGTGGCTATGATCCAGCAAATGACTACAGCAAGATAGTATGGCACAGGATGATCAATGATTTTACTGTGGCACTACAGATGCCAGGGGCAGTCAAAAAGGCTTTACCCATCACTGAATACATGAATTTCTACAATGAGGCTGATGTGTCTATTGTGCCACTGGTGGAAAGTAAGTTCAACAGCATGAAGTCAAACCTGAAAGTGCTAGAGGCAGCTACTAAAAAGATCCCTGTCATTGTCAGCAATGTTGATCCATACAAAGGATGCCCATACACAGTGAAGGTGAGCAATCAAACTGACTGGTATAAGGCAATCAAAAAAGTCACCACTGATGCTATTTATAGGAAGGAAATAGGTCAGGCAAACCATGAGTGGTGCAATCAATATTTCCATTTGGATAAGATTAATGAACTGAGACACCAGCTGTACAGCAGTCTCATTTAAGATATTCTCATCCTTAAATTTTTTAATTAATTATTAATCAACGAAAAAATTTAATGGGGAAAGGATGAGGAAACACACACAAATTTATTTGCAGGGGATGGGGTATAAAAACAGTGACTTTATCCCCTGTGAAGTGTGTGGCAGGCAGGCAGTAGACATTCACCACATCAAAGCCAGGGGCATGGGTGGATCAAAGGATAAAGATGTGATTGAGAATCTGATGGCAGTATGCAGATCCTGTCACTTAGAATACGGAGACAAAAAACAGTGGGTGGACTTTTTAATTGATAAGCACAAAGAGAAACTGAATGATCACAGATGCTGAATTTTTACGGATTGAATTAGAGATGGGCATCAGCCTGGACAATCCTGCATTTTTACAACTAGGGGCATCTACAGCCACACAGCTGTCAGATCTGCCAGTCAGGACTGTCCTAGACTTTGGGGCAGGCACTGGTGTTTATTCTGATGCATTCCACAAAGCAGGCTATGATGTAAAGGCATGTGAAAAGTTCAAATCACATATTGAGTACATGAAAAACAGAGTGCCACACATTGAGATCCTGGGCAAACCGATCACCACAGATCTACTGGTATTTATTGAAACAGCAGAACACATGACTGATAAGGAGTTGGATGCACTATTTAAACAAATACAGCCAGCATACATCCTATTCAGTTCAACATCACAGCGGACAGAAAATGATGAGGCCTGGGGGCATATCAATGTTAAAGAGCAATCTCAATGGGATGCATATTTTTTAAACAAAGGATATAAGCTGATCAAACCATTGGCCTATCCTACAAACTGGTCAAAGTTATATGGCAAAGGTTAGCAATGGATCATTCAAAGTAAGTTTTGGAAAACGGAAAAGAGGATCAGCCAAAAAGAGTTACAACAAACA